TATCTGATAAATTTATTGTTGATAGTGAAGGTAATATGACCGCAACTGATGCTACTATATCAGGAACAATCACCGCATCGTCTGGAAAGATTGGGCTTTTCAATATTAGTAATGATGGTTCTATTTACAATAAACCATACGGCACAACAGGAAGTGGATCTAATAGTTGTGGTCTTAGTGTAACTTCTGGAAAATATGCATTCTGGGCTGGAAGTGGAGCATTTTATGTAAATCAAGATGGTAGTATGCATTGCTCAAACGCAGATATTTTAGGTGGCATAACATCAAAGGGAAACAACACCATAACAGAATTAAGGAATGGACAATTATCTATGAAGTATGATTATGGAATAAGTAACGTAGAACCATTGCCAAAACTTTTAATGGGCCTCGATGGAAATAATGAACCATATTTGTATTTTTATTCTGTCGCACCATATACAAGCGTTTCTATATCTGGTGGTATTATAAGAGGGACATTAAATGGAAATGTTAGTGGTAATGTTAATGGATACATAATTAATTCAGAGTCAACAAGTTATCGACCTGCAATTTGTACATCAACAAATGATGGTGGAAAATATTATGTATCAATTATCAGAACTAACGTAGACAATAAAATTACAATTCGTGGAAAATGGGATTATCAAAAATTTGAGACAAGAACATTTCAACTTACAACATCTGATAGGAGATTAAAAAGAAATATAAAAAACACCAATATCGACAATGCATTAAGCCAAATCTTAAAAATAAATCATAGAGAATTTATATGGAAAGAATCAAATAATTATATAGATTTAGGATATATTGCTCAAGAATTAGAAGATATAAACCCTAACATGGTAATAAAACCATCTGAAAGCAATGAACCATATGGTGTAAATACATTCTATATGGAAAGTCTTATTACAAAATCAATCCAAGAAATGTATGCTGAATTAAAAGCAGAGAATAAACAATTAAAGCAACGAATTGAATATTTAGAGCAACAAATCAACTAAGAGCATTCTATAACAGGAATGCTCTTTTTATATTAAAAATTAAGATAAAAAGGAGAAAAACTACTATGAAAATCACAAACGCAGCTATTTACGATATTATTGAGGCAACTAAAAAATTCAGTAACGCTAAAGGCAAAACAGCATTTGTACTCTTCCGTGTACTTCGTAAACTTCAAGACGAAATCAAAGACTGTGACGATCAGAAAAATAAATTAATTCAGGAGTACGGTAAAGAGGTGGAGGGTGGAATCGCCATTCCTAACGATGACAAAGAAGCATATGAGAAATTTATGGCTAAGTTCACTCCTATACTTTTGTATCAAATTGATGTAGATATTCCACAGCTTACCGAGGAAGAATTTGATTCTCTCTATGAGGTTGATGCACCTAACGCGACAATGAATGATTATGCTATTATTGACGCTTTTCTTGTAAAGAAACCGGAACCAGAAAAGAAAGAAGAAAAAGCAGATACAGAACCTGATGAAACAAAAGAAGCTGTAGCTGAATAAATTAAGGAGGTCCTTATGGGCAACGTAATTGATATTGCTTGTTATGGATCTGATGGTGTTACTAGAATAAATCATCTTACACAATGGGATAAAGGACAGACCATATGTTTTGAAACATTTGGTCTGACTTCTCCACCTGTGGTTCACTGGTGCAATAGAATGAGTGAAGAAGCACTTCAAGTTAAATCATCTTTAAAAAATAATAAATTTTATGTAGATGTCCCAAACTCATTGTTTCAAGAGCCATACCCTCTTATTGGATATGTTTATATATCTGAATCAAATAGCACTTCTGAAACAGTCGCACAGATTCGTATTCCACTAAAGCAAAGACAAAAGCCATCAGATTATTATTATATAAATAATGTAGATTTTGTAGTCAGTTATCAGGTTGGTTCTTTTGAATTTACAACTGGATCTACAGCTGGCGCAAAAACTTATACTTTAACATTCCCAAATAAATTCAAATCTATTCCAGTCGTATTCGCGACAACTAATCAAACAGATCCCCAAAACTATGCCGTTTCAATAACAAATAAAAATCAAACTGGTGCCACTATTTGTATTTATAACAATGAAAATGGGGTTGATAAAAAACTGACAGTTAGTTGGATGGCTATTATTTCGTAAATTATATATTTGTTATTATTGTTAGAAAGGTGGTGTAAAATGTACACTCTTAGAATTACAGATGACAATAATGTTATTACTACAGTAAAAGAAAGTTTGATGGAGAAAAGTAATTGCGTGAACTCTATCCAGATTATTATTAACAAACTTTATAAAGAACAAATTGATATGACAGATACTACTGCTTATATGAAATATGTTCTTCCGGTTACAAAGAAAATTAAGATGACTCAGCTCATTGCAGATACAACAACTGATGAGAGTCATATTTTATATACTATTCCTGTAACAGCAAATATCTCTGCTGAACCAGGTGATATCGAGGTGTCATTTACTTTCTTAAAACTTGTTCATGATGAAGAATCTGATACTACCACTTCTTATGTTCGAAAAACTGAATCTGGACTTATCCACATTACAAAATTAGCACAGTTTGATAGTTACGAACCAAGTGAAATGTTAACTGAACTTGACCAGAGAATTCTTGCACTTATGGCAACTGCTGAAGATATTAAGAAACTTGGTCAGGCAACTTATGACAATATGCCAATCGACATGAAACTTGATTCAGAAGCAAAGAAACTGACTCTCGTAAACGCTAATGGAAATACAGGTGAAGGTATTGGGATTGCAGATCTTTCAGACTCTATTGCAAAAGAGCTTACAGGTACAGATCCAGATGGTACTCAGGATGGTGTTACACATATTGACAAAGTTACAGGCGTACAGAGTCTTGATGAATTATTAAAATAAAAGATGGAGGGAGAACATGTCATTTAAAGATTCAAAAGCACAAATATTGGCTAATTCAGCTTCCGATGATAGTGATATCTCTACCATGGAGGCTGATTTAGCCACTACTGCTGTTGTTGACGATGGATATGTATTATGCACAGATGGACGATATGTTATCTATGATGAATACTATGATAATTCATATTCAACAGTGGATAAATTAAAAAATGTAACAGTAGACTCTTCACAGATTAATATTGTTCAGGAAACAAACAGTCAGTATATTCCATTCCGTATTCCGAGATATTGGGATGGTATTGACCTGATGAAAATGCTGATTCAAATTAGATACGAAAATGTGTCTACTAAAAAAGGACAAGTATCTACAGCTGTAAATGTTGCATCAAGTACAACAAATATTACGTTTGGTTGGTTAGTTGATCAGAATGTTACTGCTATCGCCGGTGATGTCAGATTTGAAATTATGGCAACTGGCTCAAACGAGAAAGGAAATACATACGTTTGGAGAACAAGACCAAATGGTAGACTTACTGTCCTTGAGGGATTAAATTATGATGGTATTGTTGAGCCATCAGATGACTGGTATACAGGTTTTGTAACAACCATAATGGGTCATGTTAACGAAGCCAAAGAATACGCTGATCAGGCAAAAGCTTCTGCTGCTTCCGTAGATGTTAATACTATTAAGGCAGACGTGAAAAAATCTGTAACAGCAGATGTGAACGCAAATCTTGCAGAAAATTATTATAACAAAACAGAGATTGATACTAAGGTTCGAGAACTCAATGATGCTATAGGCGGAATTGATAGCTTAAAAAATCTTAAGGTCGAATATGATAACACAACTGGAAGACTTGTATTTAAAGATGGTACTGTTATTCTGACAACTATCACAATTAACAGTTTATCAAACTTAAATGTTACTTATGCCGTTGAAGGCGGTAAGGGTAAGCTTACTTTTAAAAATGGCGAAACAGAAATTCAGTCTGTGGAACTTAGCTCTATTGAACCGTCTGCACAGTGGACAGCTGCTCTAAAAGAGGAAATTAATACAGGAGTTGATACAAAAATCAGTCCTGTATCAGAAAAGGTAAACGCTGTGGAATCTTCAGTAACTGACCTTTCTAAAAAGGTTGAAACAAATATTTCTGATATTACAGCGTTAAAAACAAAGACAACAGAACTTGAAAAAGCCGATGAAGTAATTCGTTCTACTGCTTCTGAGGCAAAAAATACAGCGGATATTTTAAAGCAGAATATTGCCGACTATGATTCGCAGTTTAACACGATCAACGGTGACATTACCAATATTCAGTCTGATATTGATGAAATTAAAAAGAATCCAGCTGCATCTGAGTATGATGTAGATTATGTTGGTAGTACATTTAGTTGGATGAAAAATGGAGAAGTTCTTAAAACATTTACAATCCAAAGCGGAGGTGGTGGCGGATCTGATACTTCAACTATCACGATTGAACGTGTAACCCCTGCAGATGCAATCTTCTTACTTGGAGATAAAGCAGAAATCGAATACACATTTAGCTCTGTTGATAATACTGGCGATACAACTGGTGATGGTACAGCAATTTGGAAAGTTGGAAATACAATTGTATCAACAACCACTGCTTCTCAGGGAACAAATAAGGTTGATTTAACAGAGTATTTATCAGTAGGCTCTAATCAGATTAGAGTTAGTATCACGGATAGCTTTGGAACAATGTCATATAAAACTTGGACTGTTACTATTGTAGAATTTAAGCTTGAAAGTACATTTGATGATACACTGATTTACACTGATACAGACGTAGTATTTAGATATACACCTTATGGTAATGTAAATAAGACCATTCATTTTATCTTGGATGGACAGGAATTAGAATCCGTAACAACACAGGCTTCCGGTCGTATTATATCATATAATATTCCAAAACAGGAACATGGTGCTCATTTCCTTAAAGTGTATATGACAGCAACAGTAAATAACAAAGATATTACTTCTGCTACTATCTATAAAGATATTGTATGCGTTGATCCGTCAAACAGAACTCCTATTATCGGATGCTCACAGCAAGAATTTACTGCAAAACAATATCAGGCTACAAGTATTAAATATGTTGTTTATGACCCAGCTCATAATCCTGCTACCGTTAAGTTGTCTATTGATGGGAAAACAGTTTCTACATTAACAGTTGACAGAACTGCGCAAGTATGGAGTTTTAAATCTTCTGAGGTTGGTCAGAAAAATCTTACTATTTCATGTCAGAAAATCACAAAAATTCTTACCGCACATATTGAAAAACTTGATATAGATGTAAATCCAATTACTACAAATCTTGCATTTGATTTTAACCCAGTTGGTTTATCAAATGGTGATGAAAATAGGCTTTGGAGTGATAAAAATCATTCTGAAGTTGCTTTGACTGTATCAGACAACTTTGACTGGACGAATGGAGGCTATCAGATTGATGATGATGGAAATCAGTATTTCTGCGTAAAAGCAGGTACTACTGCTTCTATTAGTTATAATCTGTTTGCTAAAGATCCAAAACAAACTGGTGCTGAATTTAAGATTATTTTCAAAACTAAAAATGTAAGAAATGCTTCTGCCACTTTCTTGTCATGTCTCGATGGATTGGCAGATTCTAATATTGGACTTGAAATGAAAGTTCATGAGGCAAACATTTACACTTCTACAGACGATCTTTATTTCCCATATTCCGAAGAAGATATTATTGAGTATGAATATAATATTAACTCAATTGATACCAAAAGTACAACTGCAACATCTATTGTTATGACTTATGAAGATGGTGTTGGTAGTAGACCAATTATCTATGACAATTCACATAGATTACATCAGTACACTCCTTCTCCAATTTCTATTGGTTCTCCAGACTGTGATGTATTGATTTATAGAATGAAAGCTTATAGTGCAGCATTAACTGATTCTGATGTACTGTCTAACTTCATTGCAGACGCTAGAAATTCTGATGATATGATTAATAGATATAATCGAAATCAGATTTATAACGAAAACAATGCTCTTACACCGGACTCAGTTGCAAAAGCATGTCCTGATTTAAAAATTATTAAAATTGATTGTCCACATTTTACAAATGATAAGAAGGATTTTGTAAAAAATACAAACGTAGAATGTATTCATGTAAATGGTGATTCAAAATTAGATAACTGGAAGCTATTGAACGGATATATATCTGGGCAGGGCACTACATCTAATGAATATGGCGCTGCTGCAAGAAATATGGATTTGATTTTCTGTGCAGATGGTATTCATAAAATCAATAGTAAAATTGAACTCGATCCTAATTATAAGTCAGTAGTAGTTCTTGGTGATGGGACTAAATATGAAGATGGTACTGGTAAAGTATCTCTTACAAGAAATTCCGTTCCAAACAATTGGTTTAATATAAAGACTAACGTAGCAAGTTCTAATATGGCAACAAATGCTTTAGGACAAAAGCGATATAATGATTTCTTACCATACGATACTCCTGCATCACGTAGAGATTCTAAAATTAAAAATTCTATGGAGTTTGTAAACTGTGTCGTATTCGTCAAAGAGAATGATCCTGATCTTACAACACATAGAGAATTTCAGAATACAGATTACAACTTCTACTGTTGTGGTAATATTGGTGACTCAAAGAAAACTGATGTTACAAGAGCCTATGATCCTGATGATATGAATGAGTTCTGTATTGAAATCAGCGACAATACTCTTCCAAATTCTGCATTCCAGACTGGTGTCACAAATTCTGATGGAACAATGAAATATCCTATTTCCAAAAATGAATGGAAAGCTGGTAATACAGCTTATGATAACCTATATAACAACTGGGACGGATCATTTGAATTTAGATATGATTGCTGTGGAGATTCAAAAGATGGATCTGCAACGTCAACTGACGAAATAAAAGAGAAGATTCGTACAGCTAACAGGCAAATTTGGAGAGATTTTTATGAATTTGTAATTACATCTTCTAATGAAGACTTTGTTTCTCATTTAGGCGATTGGTGTATAGAAAATGCATTTCTGTATTTCTATTTGGTTACATTGAGATACAGTATGATAGACAACAGAGCTAAAAACGTGTTTCCTCACTACGCAAAGCATTATATAAGTCAAGCAGAAGCTACCGAAATGGGTAATAAAGCACAGTATTATACAATCGATGATAAAAAAGCAGCAATTCGTAACGGTTACAGATTTGACCTTTGGGCATACGATATGGATACTCAGACCGGAATCAATAACAGTGGAGAGCTTGTATTTCCTTATGGAAAAGAAGACACGGACTATAAGGAAGATGGAAATCCAAGTTCTGGTTATGTATTTAATGCTGCCGAAAGTACATTGTGGTGTAGAATTCGTGATTTAATGCCAAAGCGGCTTTCTGCGTTGTATCAGTCAGTAGATTCAAACTGTTGGTCTGATACTCATTTAATTAATGAGTACGAAACATGGCAAAAACAATTTCCAGAAGAGCTTTGGAGGTTACACTACGATAGATTATATTTTAGAACATATAGAAAAGGAATACCAAGATTTGTAAAAGAAATGATGAATGGTAGAGGAATGTATCATCTCAGACAGTGGGAACGTGATCAACATGCGTATATGGGAACAAAATTCCTTCACACTGATATTAAGTCTGACCAGATTATGTTCCGTTGTAATACTCCTAAGACAGCTGTTGTAAAACCAGATTATACATTAAGAATTGTTCCATACTCAGACATGTACATTTCTGTACTTTATGGTAATTCACCGGAAACAACTCAGATTCGTGCAAAAGCAGGTCAGGAGTATGAAATTACAACTAACTTAACTAATATGGATGATACTGCTATTCTTATTTATTGTGCGTCAAGAATACAGGCACTTAATGATTTATCTGCTTGTTATATCCATGATAATGATTTCTCTAAGGCATCGAAGCTTAAAACTCTTATTATTGGTAATGAAACAAATGGCTATCAGAATACGTTCTTAACGGCTCTCAATATGGGTAATAATACACTTCTTGAAACTCTTAATATTAAGAATTGTCCAAACTTAACAGGATCTGTAAATCTTTCTGCATGTGAGAATCTTATTAATCTTTACGCACAGAATACTGCTATTACTTCTTTCCTGCTTGCTAATCACGGTAAGATTAAGAATGCATATTTACCTGCAACAATTAATACTCTTACGTTTAAAAATCTGAAAGACCTTACAAATCTTAATGTAGCATCTTATGATAATCTGCAGACATTTGTTTGCCAGAATTCTATTGTGGATGCGCTTGAAATTATAAAAACTGCTATTTCGACACTTAAGACCGTAAGTATTACAGGTATTGACTGGAATCTTGAAAATACTGATCTTTTAAAGAAATTAGCAAAGCTTGGTGGTATTGACGAAAATGGTATTACCATTGACCAGTCTGTATTAACAGGAACTATTCATATTCCAGTTATGCGTCAACAGGAGTATAAAGACTTTGTTGGAACTGATGACGAGCCAGGTATCTGGACAAATCTTACAATCACATACGATTCTATGATTGCACAGTTTAAAGTTTCATTCTTAAATGACGATTCAAACAAAACTGTGTTAGATATTCAGTATGTTGACAAAGGCTCATGCGCTGTAGATCCTACAACTCGTCAGGATGATCCTATAGCTATACCTATAAAACAAAGTACCATTGAAAATGATTTTACATTTAAGGGTTGGGACACTATTCTCTCAGATAAAATCTTTGCGGATAGAGTTATCAATGCAGTTTATACAAGTACAATCAGAAATTATACCGTAAAGTATAACTCTAAAGGTTTAACCTTACAGGAAACTGTAGCCCCATATGGAACTTATGTTAAATACGAGGGTGATACTCCTGTATACACAGCCGAGGAAGCTGCCTATAAATACAATTTATTTAAAGGATGGGACCAGTCCGGATATGTAAACGGTGATAAAACTGTAAACGCAGTGTTTGATACCTGTGAATATGTAGACGGATACTTCAATGATAAAGATCTCAAAGACCTGTCTCAGGTTGAGTTATATGCAATGATGAAAATGGGACTTGAGCAGAAAGTTCTGTCACTGAAAGACTCATTTGATTTTACACTTGGAGTTGACTTCCATTACAACGATATTGAGGAAGAAGAATTAATCTCTTCCACAACAGTATTTGACGGAACAAACCATATTGATACTGGAATCTCTATTATGGATAAGGATAAGGATTTCACATTTGCGATTGACTTTGAATTTGATAACGAGAACGCAACAGGTGCTACTTTGGCACAGTGTTTCCAGGGTGATGGTTCTAACGGATTCCGCTTATGGTATAGTCAGAGTTACAAATTATCATGGGGAACTGATAGTGTGAATGCATCAAGCTCTGGTGGACGTGAAATTATTGTAATTCGTCATAAGGCAGGAAGTCAAAAGCTCTATGTATACAATTCTAATATGTCTGGAAATGCAATCTCTACTGCTACTCTTCAGGCAATCCGTATTCCCGAAATCACATCAACTCTTGTTTTTGGATGCTCAAAGGCAGATGATGGTGCTTATGAAAACTATGCAAAAGGCAAGATCCACTGGTGTAAACTGTGGTATTCAGACCTTGGTGAAGAACAATGTTCTGACATTGCAGCATGGATTCATGAAACGATTCCAATGGAAGTAGCTAAATTTAAAGCATACTACTTATCAGATGTCGCTTCTAAGAGAGCAAATGTAACATTTATTGCTTCAAATCTTCTTGGTTCTAAGAAAGCTTATAGTAACAAGTCTACAAATACCGGTGGATGGGCAGAATCTACGCTTAATACGTGGATGAACACTCGTATAACGAAAGCTATACCACCACTCTGGAAAGCACTGATTAAGCCTGTTAAAGTTAGTTCTTCTATTGGAAATAAATCGAATACAATATCAACATCTAACTGTCGTTTTTATGTACCAGCACTATATGATATTGATGCTTCTGCAGGAAGTGATCCGTATAGTTCTGAAACAAATGCAACAATTCAATATTATGTTGATAACGATTCAAGAAAGAAGGCAAGAACTTCAAGTCCAGATGTTTATGAGTCTTACTGGACTAGATCACCAAATGCCCAGGTATCTAACTGGGTTTACTCTATAAATGAACAAGGTGATACATACGGATACTCTTATCCTGGACAGGAAATGGGTGTCTTAATGATGTTTAGCATTACATGTGAGGGGTAGGGAAACCTACCTCTCTTTTTAATATGAAGGGAGAAATCACATGTACTACAAAGTAACTAATTCAATGACACAAGATATTGTGGATGTCATTAAGGAAATTCACTATATACAGTACCAAGAGAAACATAAAATACTGATTTTATGTGACATCAAAATTGCACAGGCTATATTGTCTTCTGACGGTAAAAAAGGCTGGCATATTGAAGGGCTGTATAATTTCCCACTTGATAACACAATATACGAAATTGAGCCTATTTCACGATTAGAATACGAAGAAATAGACGCAAAATTACACGAGGTAGATTAACATGGCAAAATTACCAGTATTTTTTACTGCCTCAACAAAAGCGATTGCTGAAAAAGCAATTCAGCGAGGTATCTTAAAATATCCAGGGCTTTGCTATATAGAAGACGGAAATGTAATTGCATGGATGACTGAAGATAATGAGATCAGATATACAAAAGGTGATAAACAAATCACTGACGTAAAATTTTCTGGATCAAATCTTCAGTTTTTTAATGAAAAGAAATTACTCTTCTCTTATGATCTATCCATGACAGACGAGGACAAGGACCATATTGTTGATGAAGTAAAACGACAAATCGGGCTTGATAGTTATATAAAATCCTCAGAGCTATCTACTATATTAGATAATATTATTGGAAATCTCGAAGATAAGCAAACTGTTGTAGATTATATTAACAGTCTGTCTTATAGAAAGCTCACAGATAAACCAATTGAATATTTGATCGGATCTCTTACAGTACCGGTCACAATTTCGACTCTTGATGATGGAATTTATAAAATCAAGGGTCAATTTATTATTGGTGGTAATAGCACCACCGTTCACTCTTCTGCAGATGAAGTGTTCTTTTTAGTTTCACATGATGAAGATACTCACGGCACATCTATTACTCAATTCAAAGGCAATTCTATACTTCTCTACTTTATCCAACAAGATGGTGATTACGTAACGGACAAATATGTAACTGAAAAATGGGTAAATGATCAGAATTTTATGTCTGCGGATTCTGCAAAACAATTCATTCAGGAACAGCTTGAGCTGACTGTATCAGAGCTTGTGGATAAAAAGATAGATGAAGCTTTAGATAAAAAAATTGGTGGGCTTGAATCCACTGATATTGCAAACATATTTAACTAAATTTCCAAGGAGGAACAAATATAATGGCTAAATTACAATTTACGACTATTGACAATCTTCGTGAGTTTTTAACTCTTCATAATGTACAGATTGACAAAAAAATTTCCGATGCAACTGCAAATTCTATTAAAACTATATCACAGTCCGATGACGGATATATAGTTTATTTTTACACAAAACCAGCTCCAGTAACAGTAGATGAAGCTGTTTTTACTATTACTCTTCCACAGCCACTGACAAAAGCAGATAAAGTTAAGAATGCTGTCGCAGGACATTTAGCAGGTCTTGACAAAGATGGTAACCTTGTAGATTCCGGAAAATCTGTTACAGACTTTGATGCTGCTGGTGCTGCAGATACTGCAAAAGCAGAGGTGTTAGGTGTAGTTGGTACTATTCCAGCCGATGCAACAGCTAAGAACGTAGTTGACTACATTAAAGAAGTTGTTACTGCCGGTGCTTACGATGACAAGCAGATTAAAGCAGACATCGCAGCAAACAAAGGAGCTATTGATACCCTGAACGGAACAGGCGATGGTTCTGTAAAGAAAGCCGTTTCCGATGCTGTAGCTAAAATCGTAGCAGAGGCTCCAGAAGCTTATGATACTCTGAAAGAAATTTCTGATTGGATCACAAATCATACATCAGATGCTGCTACAATGAACAGCCAGATTAATACAAACAAAACAGATATTGCTAATCTGAAAACTTTGATTGGTACATTACCTGACACAGCAACCTCTAAAGATATTGTAAGCTACATTGCTGAGTACGTATCTAAAGCTCTTGCTGATTCTGATCTCTCTCAGTATGCAACAGCTGAGGCTCTGAAGGCTTGCGTTGGCAGAGTAGATGCTCTTGAGAAGAAAATTCCTACTCTGGAAGCAGCTGATACAGCTAATACAGAAGCCATTAATGGTGTTAAGACTAGAGTTGAAACCGTAGAAGGCAAAGTCAAAGCTATTGAAGATGATCTTGCAGTTGAGAAACCAAAGATTGCAAAAAATGCAACTGATATTGCAGCCTTACAAGGACTTGTTGGAGATGGATATGAAGCCATTCCATCTGAAAAGATTCAGGCTCTTTTTAAAGTAACTGAATGATTATTATAAAGGAGGGGAAATTCCCCTCCGTTTTTGTTTTAGATGCAAAACCATTTACTGGAATGAAAGTAGTTGGAATTCAAACAAGAGTAAGAAAACTTGGTGAAAAAGCAGGGTTAGAAAGACGTTTACACTGTCATTTACTTCGTCATACTTTCGCATCTGATTTTTTAAGTAGAGGTGCAAATATTACTGATGTTCAAAGAATCTTAGGACACGAAAAGCTTGATACAACTATGATATATGCTCATATCTCCCAAGAAAATGTAAAACACGACCATAAAAAATATATAATATAATATTACTAAAAAACAACTCATCAATTAAGAAAGGGGTGAATTAAAATTATGAAAGAGCAATTTTTAAATTTATCAGGATTAACAGATCTTGTGACATATATGAAGTTGTGTATAGCGCAGCATAAAGTAATTATTCCTAGAGCCTCTTTCAGTTTGTTTCCGGAAACTGGAGACGAAAATAATATTTATATTGACACTTCAACTAATGCAATTTACAGGTGGAACGATACCGATAAAAAATTCGTTTTATTGGCAAAACCACCACGTACTATTGTTATTTCAGAGGGAACAAACAATGGTGAAATCACGTTAAAAGTGGACAATATTGCATCAAATGCAAAAGTTCACGGTTTGACTAGCACAGCTTTTACAGAATCAAATAAATTTGCTACAGCTGCTCAAGGAGCCAAGGCTGATAGCGCAGTTCAGACTATTACTCTTTCATCTGGAACAAAAAATGGAACAATTAAAATTAAAGTAAATAATATAACTACGGACAATATTGAGGTTGCTGGTCTTGGATCAGCAGCCTTTTCAGATATAGGAATTTTTGCAGCAAAATCTCATACTCACAAAAAAGATGAGGTTGGACTTGGTAATGTAGATAACACGGCAGATATAAATAAATCAGTTAAGTACGCAACATCAGCAGGAGCCGTATCGTGGAAAAATATTACCGATAAGCCCACTTTATTCCCACCCCAACAGCACAATCACGATTCACTCTATTACAGAAAAAATGAAGTAGATTCTTTACTTTCTAGTAAATCTGATACTGGTCATACTCACGTTCAATTCATTCAGGAGACAAAATTTTCTAATGGTACATATTCAGATCCGCTTAATGGTACTGATGTTGCTATTAAAGCTTCTGGTGGTATTGCTTCTGACTTGATTTATGAGGGCGGTAAGACTCTTGCCGATAAGTACCAGGCTAAGGGTAGTTATGCAGCATCTTCGCACAAGCAAGCTTATACGTCCGACGAGTGTACATCATATGAATCAGATAGTAATACTATGGGCGTTACACCAGCAGCTGTAAAAAAGGCTTTTGGGATATTTGGACCTAAAGCACATACTCACAAGAAAACAGATATAACAGACTTCCCTACGAGTTTACCGGCAAGTGACGTATATGGATGGGCTAAGGCTTCATCCAAGCCAAGTTATTCATGGGGAGAAATTACAGGTAAACCAAGTACATATACACCATCATCCCATAATCATACAGTAATTCAAGGTACTAGTAGCACATCTGCAGTACCAGGGAAAGCAAATGATGGATTTTGTGAATTCTATTATAATGTAAATAATGGATTGGCAAATAATATGCCATCTAGTAATAATGCTAATGCTATAATTAGTATTAGTAGACATGCTGGTGATTATACATCTCAGTTAGGATTTAGTTCTAATGGAAATCTATATTATCGTGAAGGTGTTGGAGCAACAGCTTGGAAAACTATACTTACCTCTAGCAACTACACTTCCTACACAGTTACCAAAACTGGTGGCGGAGCTTCTGGAACCTGGGGTATTAATATTACAGGATCTTCCGGTTCTTGTACTGGTAACGCAGCTACTGCATCCAATGCATCTAAAGTTAATGGTCATACTGTAAATTCCGATGTTCCATCTGGTGCTAAATTTACAGATACAAATACATGGAGACCTCTTGGTACAGCAGCAAATACAGCTTGTGCAGGTAATGATTCACGTCTATCTAACTCTCGTCCTGCTAGTGATGTATACTCTTGGGCTAAAGCAAGCTCAAAACCTTCATATAGTTGGAGTGAAATAACCAGTAAACCCTCTACTTTCACACCGGCTTCACATACACACGCATATATACCTTTATCTGGAGGCACAATTACAGGTAGTATAATACGTAGTAGTGGAGGAAGTTGGATATCAGCTAGAAATAATGTAGCAGTTCGTGGTACTGCAACTGGTAAAGATTCATGGAATCCTGTGGTTGGTCAAGCTACACCAAATGGATATTGGACAATTGGCAACTTAGCATCAAATGATAATTTAGCATTTAGCTATACTTCTAACACAAATTATAATGCCGGAAACAATTCGGCTACAACAGTGTATTTACCAGTGCAAGAAGGAACTATCATTACTTCTGCAACAATTGGATCTCAATCTGTAAAATATGCTACAAGCGCTGGTTCTGCCGGTTCCGTAGCATGGGGAAACGTAAGTGGTAAACCATCTAGTTATACTCCATCGTCACATACACATGATGATCGTTACTATACAGAAACAGAAATAAATACGAAGTTAGGAACAAAACTTGGTGCAGTATCAGCAAACGGTTATTATGGTATGGCAAGACCAGATGGTAATACATCAGACTGGATACGTACTACAACAGCTGGTATTATACCATATCAATCAGGTGGAGCTGGTGGAGGTCATTGTGGACTTGGTACAAGTAGTTGGTATTTTAGTAATGCATATATTGATACAGTTAATTGTGTTAATGCTTCGGTTAGTGGTCATATAGATGTAGGCGGATATATTCAAATTAGTAATTTAATAAATACTTATTTTGAATATCAATCCAATAGAGGATCAGTAGATTGGAGATTTGGCGCTGCAACAGGTACAAGTGATGAAAATTTCTTTGGTTTTTATGATGCAAAAACTGGAAAAATTCCATTAGCACTTGATGGTAATTTTGGAAATATTTATGTCGGTTTTAACGTAGGTAGTTATGAATCACCGACTGCGGTAGGAGTTTATCTTGGAGGGCAAGTTGCCGGAAACAGAGCATTTATTTATAATGGAGACTCATATCAAGGATCAATTTGGATTCAAACCAGACTTGATGGTTCATGGAAATGGTTTAGTCTCGGAAGAGCATGTAGTACAGCTCTTTCTGATATTCGACTAAAAGGTAATATAAGAGACACCGAAGTAGAAGATGCCACAAAAGTTATAGAATCAATGAAAATTCGTTCTTTTGAAAGAAAAGATTCTCATAAGAAATACAAGATTGGCTTTATAGCAGACGAACTCGAACAGCTCGACCCTAATCTTGTTGATGGAGGTGGAGAGGTTGATGGACACCCATATTATAAATCTGTCAATAATTTACAGATGCTTGCTTATGTTGTGAAAGGAATGCAAGAATTAAATTCTAAAGTAACTATACTCGAAAAAGAAAACAAACGACTCAAACAAAAACTAAATATGTGCAACTAAGGTCGCTCTTAATTGAGTGACCTTTTATTTTTTTACTCAAAATTTGAAAGGAGCAATATATTATGATTATTTTAGGTAAAATTAAAGTTGATGACCAGGTACTTAAGTATTGTGAAATTTCCTATGATCCATTTTATGTAACAGTCATGTCTGAGGACGAAAAAGCAATTGTAGATCTCTTTAATAATGCAAAATCTATTATTGTTATGGATCAGTATGGACTGGTAATCAAGTCCGTATCCAATTATTGTGGCGTTGAATCTTCTACTATAAAATATAACTTTTATCTGGATGAAGAGAACAACATGAAACCTGTAATTACCGTTCGTCTCAAGGCTGTTGATCTCAATGAAAAAATCAAATCTATTGAAGCTGCTATGGGTGAAGATACTGTTGACGAATCAAGTATGTCTCTTGAAGAGTACAGAGCATACAAAATTAAACAGTATGGTGTAGAATGCCAGGACAAAATTTATGCAGGTACTGATGTAGAGACAAGTTATGGAACAGAGCACTTTTCTGCCACAGGTGATGATCAGGCAAATATTAAAACTTTATCTGATGTTGCCATGGCAACAAAGGTATCTCTTCCATATCATGCTGACGGTTCTCAGTGTAAGGTATACTCTTATCAGGATATTATTAAAATTTACTGTGAGATTCAGAAACTAATTCTTGCAGAGACATCTTATTGTAATGCTTTGAATACATATGTAAGAGGACTTAATACTAAAGAACAGATTGCAGCAGTTAAATATGGTCAGGAAATTACAGATCAGGTAATTAAGACTAATATGGATACCGTAATTGCGCAGGGAAATGCTGTAATGGAAGGTATTGTAAAGCAGTATCTTGAAACTGCAGTACCAGAAACTAAGACAGATGTTAAGGACACAGAAAATACTACAGATGGTACAGATAATATAGAAGATGCAGCTACAGAAAAATCATCTAAAAAGGCGTGATATAAATGAATAAATTAAAGCCATGGGCTAAATATTTATTTTTGTTTTACATGGGTGGTTCTATCTATTACTACATAGAAGTCCTGTTCAGAGGATATAGCTATTTAAGTATGTTTATTCTTGGTGGAATATGTTTCATTTATTGTGGGTTGCAAAATGAAAAAACTTCATGGGATTATCCGTTTTGGAAGCAATTAGCAAAATCTGAAGCATTTGTACTAATAGCAGAATTTTTGACAGGATGTGTTTTAAACTTATGGCTCGGTCTTGGAATTTGGGATTATAGTAATCTTCCTGGAAATATTCTCGGACAGACTTCTTGGCAGTTTGCATTACTCTTTTTGCCGGTATGTGCATTTGGAATTATTTTGGACGATTATCTAAGGTACTGGTTCTTTAATGAAGATGAACCACATTACAATTTTAAGCTTAAATAATCAATAGGGGTGGTATTATACCACCCTTTATTTTTATTCTTTTTTGTAATCAAGCATGTATGTAATTATTTCACCTATTGACATTTTATCAACTTGGTCTGCAGTAATAAGATCATGCCCGGATTCAATCAATCCACGAATGTAATCGAATGCATGTAGATGTTGTATATACTCTCTCGCCTGAGAAATCGTAGTCATTCTCATATTTTTCATCTCAAATATTAAAATCTTAACTCCCTCTTCATTTTTATGTTTAAGTATAAAATTATTAATATCTGAGATACAGTCTGTATTCACTTCATCTTCTATAAAACTTTCATAATGATCAAGTCTTAGGCAAATCAATTTAACATAATTCTTGATTTCAAATTTTTCTTTCATATCAGTTGCCATTTTTTATTACCATCCTTTTCTATTTTTTTTAAATTATACCAATTTTAATTAAATATTTCACTGGAAATATATGGTAATTGATCACTTCTAAAATTTAACTCTAAATTCAATTCTAAGAAAGGAGTCACATCTTATGACAAAAACAGAAAAAGCTACTCGTTGGATGGAAGCAACTGCTCGTGATAATAGTCATGGTTACGATCAGGCTTATCGTTGGAACGAAAAAGGCGATTATGACTGCTCTTCTGCTGTTTACACTGCGTGGGTTAATGCAGGTATTCCTGTAAAAGATTATTCATTTAAAACTTATGGCTGTGCTTATACTGGTGTTATGAAAGCAGTATTTACACATTTTGAATTTAAGGACGTAACATCTAAAGTAAATCTTGCAACAGGAGCCGGATTGCAGCGTGGTGATATTTTACTTAATGAAAAGTATCATGTCGCAATGTATTGTGGTAATGGACTTGAAGTTGAAGCATCTATCAATGAAAATGGTAGAGCTACTGGAGGTAAACCTGGGGACCAGACTGGACGTGAATTCTTAATTCGCTCTTATAGAAATTATCCATGGAATGTTGTTCTCAGATATACTGAAGCAGCTGATGGTAATCCGCCTGTAACTACAAAAAATTATCTTGCTATGGGTGATAAAGGTGATGCAGTAAAAACAATGCAGACAATGCTTATTAAACTTGGTTATTCATGTGGAAAATATGGTGCTGATGGAGATTTTGGATCAGGATCATTAGCATCTGTAAAAGCGTTTCAGCGTGATAATGGGCTTGTTGCAGACGGTCTTTATGGTGAGGCTACAAAAGCTAAACTTACAACCTTATATAATGCTAAAATTAAAGCAGAATCGGCTCCAAAACCAAGTTCAAAGCCATCTACATTATCTTCTAAAGTTGCTGCAGCTCAGTCATTTAATAAATCAATTGCTGGTACTTACAAGGTTAAAGCATCTAATGGACTTAATCTTCGCTATAAGCCAGGAGATACATCCAATTCAAATCTTATCCTTACAATCCCTAATGGAAAATCTGTTGCAAATTATGGATACTACACTACCGTCAATGGAGTCAAATGGTATCTTGTTACATACAAAGATACACCTGGATTTGTTTCCAGTCGGTATCTTGTTAAATGATAGTACAGCACACAATGAATAAAGGGAGTGAGGATAAGGTGATTTAAATGGATAAGTTTGGTGGGATTAAAGAGAATGTAGAAGTTGTACGCAGTTTTGATTGGTGGACCGTTGTAATTGGAGTTTTGATTGCAATAGGTATTGTAATGCTATGCGTAAAAATTAAAGACTTCGTTGTTTCTACATTTGGAATTACTACAAAATCTGCTTTAGCTAAACAGGCACAAGAAGAACGTATCAAAGACTTGAATAATCAAATTATAGATTTACAGAAAGAAGTTCAACAGTTCAAGGATAATAGAATCCATGATAGAGACCAATCATTTGATATACAGAAACAATTAACTGACAGTCAGACTTTGCTACAAAATTCTGTCGAGAATTTAAGAAAAATGTTAGTTAACAAAGAGATTAATGACATGCGTTGGGAAATTTTAGACTTTTCAAATGCTGTTATGAACGGTAGAGTATATAATAAAGAAATTTATGATCATATTTTTGATACATACACAGAATATGAACGTGTGTTAGAAGAAAATGGTCTCGAAAATGGAAAGGTTAATTCATCAATGCAATTTGTTCGTAATAAATATCTTGAGCTAATGGAAAAAAGCTTTAAGCAGTAATTATACATATGGGGTAATAAGTTGTTATTATACAGCTTACTACCCCATTTTTTCGCGTTTTGTTTTTATTAACTGTATGTAGATTTATGTCGAACGATTCTAATAGACATATGTGTGACTTTATAGTATTATAATTCTTGTCTAAAACACATTTCAAAAAATCCATAAAAGAGAGTGCACATATAGTCTTGGATCATTTATATGACCCCATATATCCTTAAGCCTAGCATGATACAATGTAACCTTTGATAACCTTTAAAGCTTCTAATCCAAAAGCTCCCAATTCAAGCATATGTAAACTCTATTTTGTGGATTTTGTGTGAG